GGGCCTTCGGGTCTGGAAGACAGTGCGTGAGGGCGCTTGGTAGCCACTAAAGGGAAATCGCATGTTCCAACATTCGGTGACCCACGTTTGCGCGTGTGGCGTAACCAGGCGCTTGTAGAACCGCGTGTGTTGTATTCAATTAGTGAAGCTTCACCAACGTTCGAGTTAGGAGTTAACAATGCAGATATTTCAACACTTACAACTGCTTTGTTAGAAAGAATGTACTATTGTAAAGTGAATGGGGAGTTTGTAGCCCCACCTGAGGTGAATAACAGCACCTTCGTTTCTCGGTTAGATTATTTTTCCAAGGCTGTGTCTAAGAAAGTCGGACATGCCGCCCCTGTTTCCCTCAACAAAGTTGTTGAGATGTATGAGGGCCGCAAACGTGTGATTTATGGCAATGCTAGGGATAGGTATGAAACAACCGGATGGAACGAGAAATATCCTTGGTTAAAAGCATTTGTAAAAATGGAAAAAGTGAACCCTGAAAAGGCACCCAGATGTATACAACCACGTGATCCTGTTTATAATGTGAGGTTAGCATCCTATATTAAGCCAATAGAAAAGAGAATATACAGGGCTATCGACAAGATTTTTGGAGATGGACCCACAGTAATCAAAGGCTATAATGTTGAGCGTATTGGAAGTATCATGAGAGGCAAGTGGAAGACCTTCGATAAACCAGTAGCTATTGGATTGGATGCGGTTAAGTTTGACATGCATGTGAGTAAGGAAGCTCTAGAGTGGGAGCATTCAGTGTATGATAACATTTATAGATGTAAGATTTTAAGGTCTTTGCTTAAGAGCCAAGTCTACCAGCGTGGTGGAGCTAGGTGCAAGGATGGCCATTTATCCTACAAAGTTGTGGGTAGACGTGCCAGCGGTGATATGAACACCGGGCTTGGCAATTGCTTATTAATGTGCGCGTTGGTACACGCTTATGCAAAGAGTAAGGACATCCCAATAAAGTTGATGAATAATGGGGATGATTGTGCTGTTATGATGGAGAAACAGTACGAAAAAGAGTTTATGGAATCACTGAATGCGTGGTTCTTAGAAATGGGATTTCGCATGACTGCTGAGAAACCAGTTTATACTCTTCCTGAAATTGAATTTTGCCAAATGCGGGCTATAGAGTACGGAGAAGGAAAGATAACTATGGTCAGGAATATTCCTGTGGCTTTACGTAAGGACAGCCTTATCACCATTGATGTGAGTAAACCAAATGTGTTGAAGGCGTGGATGAACGCTGTTGGCACCGGCGGTCTCGCTCTTACTGGTGGTATACCTATTATGCAGAACTTCTACCGCAGACTAATGATACTTAGTGAGGGACGAGATAGTAAAATCGCCACTGAGTTAGCTCGTAATAGCGGAATGCACTTGTTAAGTATAGGAATGCATAAGAAATTTGTTGAGCCCACTGCTGAAGCGCGACTCAATGTTTATCTTGCCTGGGGAATTACCCCAGATGAGCAAGAGGCATTGGAGGCGTACTATGATTCATACGTAATTGAATTCGCTTCACCAGTGGGTGTCGATAGACATTCCAACCACAACATACTATTTAATGTTCTATCACGGTAATTATTGCGGACCCGGGTGGTCCAACGGGAGATATCAATCATCAGTAGTTGGTGATTTGCCAGCTGTCGACGAGTTTGATGAGACTTGTAAACAGCATGATGCTGCGTATGCATTAGGCAACGATCGACAGGAGGCCGATCGTATCTTCGTTAGAGACAATCTAGGGAAAGGGTTTAAACGCTCGTTTGCAGCGGTGCTTGTTCAAGCTCAGTACCTAATCCGGGGCCTCGATAGTAGACCGAAATACCAATCACTTACTATGACAAACAAAACCAAAACCAACACAACCATGTTGAGGGGCGGCAAGCCCACAGTGAAAAACACAACAAACACCAGAACACCCGTTGCGAGGATATCAACTGTCCCAGCAGCATACGGGTTTTCCCTACAAATGCAGGCGCCTAAGATCGTGCGCAAAGGCAATACTGCCTTAATTGTAGGAAGCGATTACGCTGGTAGTTTATATGCAACCAATAGTAGCACATCATATGAGCCATCTGCCTCAGTATTGATCAATCCTATCTATTTTCCGTCAGCCATGCTCGGCCAATTAAGTAGAACGTTCGAAAAATTTCGTATGCGTCGAGCTTCGCTACAATACATCCCCAGTGTTCCCACTAGCACAGCGGGGCAAGTCGTTATGACTTCATCTCGATCTGTTAAAGAGCCATTCATTGGTGGCTCAACATCATCATTTTTATCTCGAGCCCTTTCTCAAGGTAATGCAGTAGCCACCCCAATCTGGAAGGAGGCTGAGATTCAAATTGGACCATCGGAATGGTGCTCGGTAGATGCTCTAGTTGAGAGCGATCTGGACGATGCCATTGCTGAGGAAATCCAGATTTACTCAACCTCCACAGTAACCCAGACGGCTGGTTGCTTCATTTTGCATTACGAAATGGAGTTTTCGGACCCATTGCTCACATATCATTCTAGTTCTCTGCCAGTCTCTATTGGTGTAGGTAGTATTGTGACTCTAAATGATGATAGCAACACAAATGCCACAACGGATGCCATTCTCTTGAATAACTCGAGTTTGGCACTCTCAGACGTTGGGAGTATATACCGTATGGTGTTCCAAACTGTTAGATCTACACTACCCACCGGGCCGGCTACGTGGCCCGCGGTAGCTAAGGTGATGACCACATCGGTCGGATCCACAACCACTTTTGTCATCGGATCAACCAACATTACTATGACGACCGGGACTACTCTTTATGGGTTGTTCAACGGCTCCACTGTATCGTTGTATGCCTCACTAGAGTCAGCAATTGCTGGCACTGAAGGTGGGGCGTTAGCATATCAAACCGCCACTACTGCTGCAGGAACATGGAGTTTTCTGATTTCGCAGGTTCGCGCCGGTAGCAGCACACTAATCACTACTCAATAATATTTGGATTCTACAGATCCAGGCCCTCGTTCGAGGAGCGTGTTATTATATAAGTTGTTATATATATATATTTAAGAAATCTGGCAACCCGCGGTCTAAGGCCAAAGGTATGTCACGGAAAAACAAAAACAAAAATTAATCCATCAAACATAGAAACTCTGGAAATAGTTGAGTGGTCGTGGCCTGGGAGCACCAGGTGTCAGTACCGTTTACGTTAAGGCTGGTTACCTTGCCACTCAACTTCCGTGCTTAGGGGGTTTATGTGTATATTAATTGCATGTTTGAATACAACTTCAACACGTGACCCACTAGGGTATAGTACAATCACCTGCCTGGGGTTACCAGGCACTATGGCAAGTAGCTACTGCCATTTGTAAACTGCCCATTGAGGGTAGAACCGTCAGGTTCTGGGGTCAAATCCCAGGGGCAACCATGGATGGTTAGCAAACATTAGCTTTAAGC